CAGTGGCAAATCTTACCGGACAAATGCTATATCAACGCGGCCAGCCCCGCAAGAAGCGCAACGACCCTACCCCGGCGCAGCGGAAAAAGTGGGAGCGTATACGGGCGATAGGCTGTATCATCTGCTCAGGCCAAGCCTCTATCCACCATTGCGAAACCGGAATGGGCGGCAGGAAAGACCACGACAAGGTTATCCCGCTATGCTACGCTCACCATCAGGGCTATATCGGAATACACGAAATAGGCCGCAAGCTATGGCAGGAACAATTCGGAACCGAGCAGGAACTGATGGAAAAAACAGATAGGCTGCTGAATGCCTGACTTAGAAAAACACGCTATATTCCTCTGCGGGTTCATCACCGGCACTTACGACATAAAAGGCGGAGAAACGATTCCTAAGACCATACAGGCGCATATAGACGCAATCATGGGGGTAGGTAGCCAAGAGCTAGTAAAAGCTATCACTGAGCCAGTTATGTGGCAACCAGAGCCTATTGAAAATGTAATAGACAGGGTGAAGCTAGTTAAAAGGGATTTTAATTTAGATGATATTACCGACCCGACATGGCCTGAGGAGAAGGTTAACAGGTTGATTGAAATGAAAGAAAACGGGGAATCGGTGGATAATATAGCGAAAGAGCTTGGGAAAACGTATAATCAGGTTACTAGTAAGTGGTCGCATATGAACAGGAAAAAGAAGCATGGATAAGATGGAAGAGTTTGTGAGGGAAACAGAGTTAGCCGCTGTCGAAAAATTAAGAAGTTATATCCACCTTTCCCCATCTCCTGATGTGAGCGGGCTGGCTCATTCGTTGCTTCCAAATACATTTGCGGTATCTATTGCGTATCTGGCCGAGGAAATCAGGAAAATCAACCGGAGGTTGGATGGATGATGAGGGGGTGAATCACTATCAGCTTGCCACCGGGCAATTACTGGTACTAACCACCGAGAAGGGGGGGTTGCAGTATCGCCGCCGGAATGATTGGCCTTTAAATAAATACTACGGCAGGGATTTAATCACGCAATTACAATACCGCGCCGGGAATAAACTTTACCGGCTTTATGTTACGTCCTCCCATGTCCACACCCCGGTACAAATGCGTTATGATGATTTCGGGGAAGTCTTAGCAAACTACGAACGCAAGTTTGAAATCAATCAGGAATACATGGAGGCCATTATGGCGATAGCTACGGCAAAGCAAAGGCTGGCGGTGCAGAGGGTTTGCCTTGACGGATTACCTGCCGGTCGCCGGAGGGGGATGGTCTACTTGCGCGAGGGACTAGATTCACTTGTCAAGCATTTTCGCTTGTACGATGGCGCGTAAAGTAGTAATATTCTCTAGAATTGGATTATTATGTGGTTTCTGATTAGTTACAATCGCCCTGAGCGTTGTCGGGGATTAATCGAGCAAATAAAAAGTCTTGGTGATTGCGATGAGGGTATCCTTGTTGTAAACGGCGGCGATGTAGCAAAATACCGCGATATAGAATTGCCCGCCAACTGGTCGCGCTTGGAGTTACAAGATAATCTGGGATTACTCGGTGCTGCCAATTATATGTTTCAGCAAATGCCCGACGAGGATTGGTATGGGTTTATCACGGATGACGAGATTCCCCTTACACCTGGCTGGAGTCAGACCCTAGTAAAAGAGGCAGGAAGCTGGAATATTTCACATGGTAATACGCAGTGGCAGTCACACTGTAGGTTACACGGTGCGCCGGTTATGGGTGGGGAATTGTTACGGGCGGTAGGATACGTTGCCCCTACAGGATTATGGCATTGGTACGGGGATGACGTATGGGAGCAGATAGCTTTCTTGTGTGGGTTGAGGCGTTTCTGTCCCGATATAATTATCGAGCATCGGCATTGGTTAAACGAGACAGCCAAGAAAGACGAGACTTACGAGTCCAGTGAATCAAAGGCGTTTCAAGATAAAGATATTTACGAGAAGTGGCATAAAGACGAGTTTCCCAAAGTAATCGGCAGGATATGGGAAAAGATGGCGTTAGCCACGGGGAACAAGCAGTTCATCCCTAATTATGAGAAACGGGCATGATTAGACCCCTTACCGATATTGTCATAGTCCGCAGGATTGACGACAGCGAGACTAAAAGCAAGGGCGGGGTTATCATTCTTGAGTCAAACCCTGAATATTACCGCGCAGAAGTTGTTTACGCAGGGACGGGAAAGAAATACAGGAATCACCGTGTACCATTGGACGTAAAACCCGGTGACATACTGCTTTACGACAACTGGACAGGACAGAAAACAAACATCAACGGCGAAGAGCTTTGGGTTATGAGACAAGACCATGCTTTAGGGGTTTTAGATGCTTAATGAGATTGACGCAGGGCTGGCTAGTGATTGAGGTAAAAGACAGGGATTCAATGCCGTGGCAAGCCCAAAACGGTGTTGATATTGTCTGCGACTCGCCGAGTGACAAAAAATATTCCAAACCGGCATTAGATGCTTTAAGAACCAATGTAGAGGCGTCGGGGTATAAATACTACTTCGATTTAGGTTGGAGGCGGGGCGGCGCTAATATTTGGCGCAGGGATTGGCTGCTATCCAATGGTGTAGAACATGACGAAGCCGCTTAACTATCAGATATTTAAGGAATTGTAAAACAATGGTATGGAAAAAGGGCGAGAGCGGTTGCTCTGAAGGGCGCGGAAAAGGAAACCGTGATAAGCTATCGCGGGCTTTCATGCGGGCGCTTGTGGTTGACTTTGATGAGAACGGCGTTGCGGCTATTACTAAGGTTAGAAACACTGACCCGGCTTCTTATCTGCGTGTTATTGCTTCAGTACTCCCGAAAGAACTTGAGGTTACCAATGTCGATAAAGATTTAAGCGATGAGCAACTTGCAGACATTATCGCTGCCCTGCGCTCCGGAATTAGCGCTGGCATCATTAGAGAGGCTGCAAAAGCAGAGGGCGAGCGAGAACAAGCTCAAGACATACCGGCCTTACACTAAGCAGAAAGACTTCCACGCTGCGATATTCCGTGAACGCTTGTTTATGGCGGGGAATCAGCTCGGAAAGACTGTAGCTGGTGGTTATGAGGCGGCGATGCACGCTACGGGATTATATCCCGATTGGTGGACTGGCAGAAGGTTTGATAAGCCGACGAAGGGCTGGGTTGCTGGTGTTACTGGCGAATCGACAAGGGACAACCCACAGCGTATTTTGATGGGCGAGCCTGGGAAGTTCGGGACTGGCGCAATACCAAAGGATTGCATAATAAGTCATAGTTCGGCGCGGGGAATAGCGGATGCAATCGACACGGTAAGGGTTAAGCATGTTTCCGGTGAGCCATCGGTTATAGCTTTCAAGAGCTACGAGAAAGGCCGGGAAAAGTGGCAGGGCGAAACGCTTGATTGGATATGGTTTGACGAGGAGCCGCCTTTAGATATTTACACTGAGGGATTGACGAGAACCAATGCCACGCAGGGGATTACGTTTATTACCTTCACGCCCCTGCTCGGCATGTCAGACACGGTTATGAGATTCATAGGCGATGCCAAGGCTCCTAACACGCACGTTACCACGATGACGATTGATGACGCCGAGCATTATACGAAAGAACAAAGAGAGGCGATTATTGCCAGTTACCCGCCGCATGAATTAGAGGCGCGGGTAAAGGGAACGCCGATGCTGGGAAGTGGTAGGGTATTCCCGGTTGCTGAGGATAAGATTACCGAGGACAGGGTTGAAATACCCAAGCACTGGCCTAGAATTGTAGGGCTAGACATAGGCTGGGATCATCCTGCTGCCGCTGTGTGGATAGCGTGGGACAGGGATACCGACACGATACACATTTACGATTGCTGGCGGGAGAGAGAGACAACCCCCGCGATGCAAGCCCCTATAATCAGGGCTAAGGGCACATGGATACCCGTTGCATGGCCGCATGATGGATTGCAGCACGATAAGGGCAGCGGAGAGCAGTTAGCCGAGCAATACCGGCAGGCTGGATTAAACATGCTACACGAACGCGCCACGTTCGACGATGGAACAAACGGCGTAGAGGCCGGGGTATTGGATATGCTCCAACGGATGCAGACCGGGCGAATGAAAGTGGCAAGGCACTTGAACGAGTGGTTTGAGGAATTTCGCTTATATCATAGGAAAGACGGTAGGTTAGTTAAAGAGCGTGATGACTTAATGAGTGCCACGCGCTACGGGATTATGATGCTGCGCTTTGCTGAAACGGAAATGAAGCGGGTAAAGCAGAGCGCAAATCACACATCAAGCTGGATGGGTTAGTATCATAGGTTGAATATTATCGATAATCGGTTTCATGCCTATTGTTTTTAGACTTATTGCATGGCCAGCACAGAACTTGGAGATTGCTAAATTCCATAGCTAATTCAGGATACTTTGATTTTGGTTTGATGTGGTCGATATTGATGTTTTTGGTTGAGCCACAACACATGCAAATCGCGCCGTAGAAGTGTAGGACTCTCCTACGTAGTAACTGCCAATCAGGGCAATTATTGAGGCGATTTGACTTCTTCTTTTTCTTTGGTTTAGTTCTGAATTCAAGGTGTTGGGCTAATTCATTGGATTTTTCGGGGCTAACAACCCTAAGCCTTAAGTATAATTTACGGGTTTTTCTTGTTTTGCACCAAGCAGGAAGTGGGTATTTTTTTACGTGTTCCTCTCTTTCGGCATCTGTCGGAACAAAACGTGGCGTCCTTACGGGCATAGAATTCCTTTCCGCATGTTTTGCATGTGATTAGGCGGGCTTTTAGTGGTCTGTCACAGTGTGGGCATATATTCATATGGCCGACATTATACCGAATTAACCCGGACAAGTAAATATAAAAATCAGGAATTATGAATGGACAAAGACATCGTTGCCGAAGCAAAGGAAGCGTTCAAGGAGTGCGAAGAGGCGGAGCGCGACAACCGCGATGAGGCCTTAGACGACATTCGCTTTGCACGTTTGGGTGAGCAATGGCCTAGCGAGGTCATGGAACAGAGGAAAAGGGAAAGACGGCCTTGCCTTACGATTAACAAGCTCCCGGCGTTCTTGCGCCAGGTTATCAACGAGACACGGCAGAACAAGCCCTCGATTAAGGTGCATCCGGTTGACAGCAATGCCGATGTTAAAACGGCAGAGATTATCAGCGGATTGATACGGAACATTGAATATACCAGCAACGCAGATGTTGCTTATGACACGGCAGCGGATTTCGCAGCCACGATGGGCTTTGGTTATCTACGTATAGGGCTAGACTACGCCTGCGATGATACTTTTGACATGGACTTAAAGATTGACCGTGTTTCTAATCCGTTCACGGTTTACGGCGACCCTTACTCTACGTCAGCGGATAGCTCTGATTGGGATACGTCTTTCATAACCGATATGTTATCGGATGACAGATTCGAGCAACGCTTCCCCGAAGCTGAAAAGATAGACTGGCAAGCCGACGGGGATAGCAACGCCGACTGGTTTGAAGATAAGCAAATCAGGGTAGCGGAATACTGGAAGCGCACGAAGGTCAAAAAGAACCTGTTAAAACTTTCGGATGGCAATATCGTTTACGAGGACTTCTTTCTACAGCCTGACCCGCAGACCGGCCTTTCAATGGCCGAGATTGCACAGGCTCAGGGCGTTCAGGTAGTCGGACAGCGATTAACCGATAGCTTTGAAGTCAAGCAATATACACTAAACGCCAAAGAGGTTTTAGAGGAAACCGACTGGGCGGGGCGTTATATTCCTATCGTTCCTGTGTACGGCGAGGAAGTGAACGTCGAAGGTAAAAGGCATTTTCTAAGCCTGATTCGTCAGTCAAAAGACGCGCAGAGAATGTTTAATTACTGGCGCACGGCGACGACTGAATTAGTGGCATTGGCTCCAAAGGCTCCTTACATCGGTGAGCAGGGAGCGTTTGACGTTGACAACAAGTGGACTACTGCGAACACCGACACCCATGCTTATCTTGAATACAAGAAAGGTTCGCAGATGCCGCAGCGCCAGATGTTCGCAGGGGTTCCAGCCGGGGCATTACAAGAGGCATTAAACGCCTCTGACGACATGAAAGCCATCATGGGCTTATATGATGCTGCTTTGGGAGCGAGAAGCAACGAGACTTCCGGCAAGGCGATTATTGCAAGGCAACGTGAAGGTGATGTTTCTACCTTCCACTTCGTGGACAACGTCACCAGGGCGATACGTCACACCGGCAGGATATTAATTGACATGATACCGCACGTTTACAGCGAGGAAAGGGTTGTCAGGGTTTTAGGTGAAGATGGTACACCGCAGACTGTAACACTGAACAAAGAACAGCCGCAGATTGACCCGAAAACCGGCCAGCCGATGATGCAGCAAACCCCGCAAGGGTTACAACCTATCATGGCGATTTATAACGTATCTGCCGGGAAATATGACTTAACGGTTACGAGCGGGCCGAGCTACACGACAAGGAGGCAGGAAGCGGCTGAACACATGACGCAGTTGATTCAGTCCTTTCCTCAATCCGCTGCTATTATCGCGCCGAGACTAGCTAAGAACCTGGACTGGCCGGAGGCTGATGAAATAGCCGCTGACTTTGAAAAGATTAGCCCGCTCAATCAACCGCCGCCTGACCCGATGAAAGACCCGAAGGTTATGGTGGCGATGAAAACCGCTGAGTTCAAGCAGCAAGAGGCTGCCGCTGATATGCAACTTAAACAGCAGGAAGCTGGACTCAACCAGCAAAACCAGCAAGCAGAATTGCAGATGAGTCGCGAGGATCTTGAAATAAAGAAGCAGAACGCCGAACTTGACGCGGCCATTAAGATAGCTAATTTCAAGATTGATATGATGAGCAAGGACTCGACGCAGCAACAAAATATAGTAGAGGATAAACCTGATTCCGGGGCTATTCTGGCGCAAGCAGTAACCGAAGCTGCAAAATATATAGGTGATAGCTTACAGGCCGTTGCCGCTCAGTCAGCGCAGCCCAAGCAAGTGACGATGGTAAATTCACAGGGTAAACAACTCACCGCCACGGTGCAGTAATGCTCGGCTTTCACAGCCTATCCGCTCAGGCGATTAGCGCCTTAAAGCGGAGGCGGGCGCAAGCCGCTCAGGTAGCGGGCGCAATATCCGGCGCTGTTGCCCTGTGGTTGCTGAACAAGAAACGCAAATGGTCGGTTGAAACGCCTTTAGGTGATAAGCACTTCGATACACGCGAAGATGCCCTGGCTTATTACATTGAATTACTGGAAGGCCCGAAACCTTCCCGCAAAGCCAAGAAGATACGCAAGCTCGGCAAGGTAGAAGTCAGATACCTTGGCAAGAACATTGAATCGGTAGAAGTAAAAGGTAAACGGGGAATAGAAGTTTTCCGCGAGCCTATACTTTCACTGGAATTACAGCGTTTAATTGAAATCGAAATAGCCCTTGCCCTTCAGAGAATAGAGGACGAGGAGCTACTCTTATTGGCGGCAGCCCTTACCGCCTAAGGAAATGCACAGTCGGCAAGACCAAGTGCAGAAACCCGCCCCGCTCCTAGCGGGGTTTATTTTAAGGAGCATTGTATGAACACGACCAATCCCGAAACGGAAGTCGAAACCCAAGAAACTGAAGCTAATCCTGTTGAGGCAGTCGAAACGGAAGTCAAAGACCAAGCAGAAGAGCAGGATGCCGACCCGGAAGGTGAAACCGAGGAAACCGCCGACGATGAAACCGAAGAGGTTGAAATCGAGGGTGAGAAATACGCATTGCCGAAAAAGCTCAAAGACAAGTTCATGATGAATGCGGATTATACCCGTAAAACCAGCGAACTCGCGGAGACAAAAAGGCAATTCGAGTCTCAACAGGCAGAGGCGAAGCAGACCTTAGAGAAACATAACAAGTATCTCAAGGATTTCGCTGAACTACAGGCAATCGACGGACAATTGCAGCAATTCGAGAGCGTGAACTGGACGCAGTTAATTAACGACGACCCGATTCAGGCTCAACATTTGCAGGCGCAATTTAACTCGTTGCACATGGCTCGCGGAAAGCGGGCTAACGATTTATCTCAGAAAATGCAAGAGGACGCTCTGAAAACGCAGCAGGACACTGCCAAGCGCGTACAGGAAGGCCAAGCCAGATTGCAGCGCGAGATTAGAGACTGGTCGCCGGAGAAAGAAAGGAATCTTCGTGATTACGCCAAGGCGGAATACGGCATAGACGTTCAGGAGAACGAGCTATCCCTTCTGCCTGGACATACGAAGGCTCTGCATAAAGCCTTTCTTTACGACCAACTCATGAAGAAACAGGCGCAGAAGCCAATAACGCCGGAAGTAAAACCTGTGAGAGCAGTTGGTGGGGCGGCGAAAGCCACTTCCGCACTTCCATCCGATAAAGACTCCATAGAAGTATGGATGCGTAAGGAGAAGGCGCGTTTGGCGAAGAAGCAAACGTAACCTAACTTTGGAGTAACAAAATGAGTAACTCAATCCTAACGCCTACCGCAGTCACGCGGAAGGCGCTGATGATTCTGCACCAAAAGTGCAACTTCATCGGCACAATCAATCGTCAATACGACGATAACTACAAGAACGGCGGTGCATCGACCAATGGTAAAAGCGGCCCGGATTTGAAAATCCGCCTGCCTAACCAATACACGGTACGCACTGGTGCGGTTATGGATGTTCAGGACACTGCTGAACTCTCCGTGACTCTCACATCTTCGACGCAAAAGGGCGTGGACGTGAATTTCACCTCGGCTGACTTAACGCAGTCCTTGGATGATTTCTCCGAACGCATCCTTGACCCGGCGATGTCGGCTTTAGCTGCGGGTTTAGAATCCGACGCTATGAGCATGTACAAGGATGTGTATCAGGAAGTATCGGACGTTGGCGCTGCTATTTCGGCATCGGGCAGCTTAGCCCATGTGCTGAATGGCGAAAAAGTGTTGACGGATAGCCTGACGCCGACCTCTAGCCGAACCCTTAACCTGAATACGCGGGATAACGCGGATTTGGTTGGTTCGCTTGCCGGTTTGTTCAATGACCCCAAGAAAATCAGCTCGAACTTCCGTGAGGGCATGGTGGCCAATGAATTTCTAGGCTATCAAGGGGTTTTCCGCAACACCATCTGGCCGCTTCACACGACCGGAACGGACGACGGCACTGGCGATTATCTCGTCAACCAGTCGAGCGTTTCGGAAGGTGCGACGAGCATTACGGTCGGTACTGGTGCGGGTACTTGGAAACAGGGTGACATTTTCTACTTCGATTCTGTCAATAGTGTTCACCCGGAAACCAAGGAATCAACCGGCGTACTAGCCCCGTTTGTTGTAACGGCTGATGTTGGCGTAAGCGCAACCACGATTAACTTCTCACCGGCTCTTTATTCAACCGGCGGGCGGCAGAACGTGAGTGCAATGCCTGCATTGAACGCGAAGCTCAATAAACTTGAATCTGACCGCAGCACTGCAATAGGTGCATCGGCGGATTACAAGATTTCGATGGGCTACCATAAAGATGCCTTTGCCTTTGCGACCGCAGATTTAGTCATGCCGAAAGGTGTGGATTTCTCTGCCCGCGAAGTATTGGACGGCATCTCGCTGCGTGTCGTTCGCCAGTACGACATCAACAACGACAAGCTCCCTTGTCGTATGGATGTTCTCTACGGCAAAAAGGCGATTCGCCCGCAATTGGCTGTTCGTTACGGCTTCAACTAATAGGAGGACACTATGACTATCAAGCAACTTTCTGACGGCAATCCTGACGGAACGGTACTAGGCCAGAGCGATACTGACCTAGTAGGTTTCTACGGGGAAACGCCTCTCGCCCAGCCTTCCGGCTCGGCGCAGGCAGCGGTTACTGATTTGTCTGCCGGCACTGCCGCAGCTACAAACGGTATCCTGACCATTACCGCTACGTTCGTTTCGAGCGTAGTGGCTAATGCGATAGCGACCTTAGCTGCACAGACCAATGCGATTAGAAACGCACTGGTTTCTGTCGGTATCATTAAAGGTTCTGCATGAGTGTTTATGTCTCCATTCCTTCCCATGATAGGAAGGTAACGGTCGAAACTGTTCGTTGTTTATTAAACGAGCAACGGACAGCCGACTCAATGGGACTAAACATGACTATAGCATTTGCCCCCGGCTGTTCTTTAATTACCCATGCCAGGAATCACGCGGTACAGGATTTTTTGGATAGCGATAGCGACCAATTAATCTTTATCGACAGTGATGTGGCGTGGGAGCCGGGGGACATGCTTAAACTGCTTACTAATTCAGAGGAATTAGTCGGAGGGGCATATCGCTATAAAGACGAAAACGAAGGCTACCCGGTGGGATGGATGGATAAACCGGAATTACACGCTGACCCCGTGACGGGGCTGTTAGAAGTCGCCATGTTACCGGCGGGATTTTTGGCGATAAAACGAAGCGTATTTACTAAGCTAAAAGAGAAATTCCCCGAAAGGGCGTATCAATTCGGGGGCAGGGTTTTTCAGGCGTATTTCCATTGTCCTCCCGGAGATGGAGAGGATGGAGCGTTTTGTCGTGATTGGCGTGAAGTGGGTGGGAAAGTTTGGTTAGAACCGCGCCTTACTCTTACGCACGTGGATAGCGGTAGAAAATATATAGGAAACATAGGCAACTGGCTTAAATCGAGGATAGCATGACGATTTCAACATATACAGAGCTAAAAGCCGCCGTTGCCGACTACATGAATCGTAGCGACCTGACTTCGCAGATTGTCGATTTTATCACGATGGCCGAGGGGGATATAAACACCGTTTCAAGGCTGATTCATCAAGAAACCACCGCGACGGTCACTATAGTCGCGGGACAGGATTATAACACCCTCCCCACGGGTTTTCAGGAGGCGATTGATTTTTACTATTCCGATACACTGGAAAAACTAGAGCAGATTCCCTTTGGAAAATTAAACGATTATCGCCTTCTTTCATCGTCTACTACGAGGCCAGAATATTACGCTGTTTCGGATAAGATTTACTATGAGGCAACGCCTGACGCCGGATACACGGCTAAGATGGCATATCTAAAGAAATGGGATATTGCCTCCGATTCTACAAACTGGTTACTGACAAATCATCCCGCTGCGTACTTATACGGGGCTTTAGTACATGCCGAGCCGTTTCTTGCCAATGACGCGAGAATCGTGACATGGAAGGCCATGTGGCAGGATAAATTGGATATGCTTAATCGCCTGAGTGCTAAAAACCGTGGCAATGCAAAACTAGGAGTAGATGTCGGCATGGTGACGGGGCGTTATAATATTTACACGGATTGCTGATATGCTGATAGAGTTCGGGGAATATTTACCGGATTTGCCGAGCTTGGGAAACCCAGGTCTTGTTACTGCTAAGAACGTATTACCGAGGGAAAACAGTTACGACCAGTTTCCCGGATTGTCGGAGTTATACGATGCGCTTTCAGTTAGATGTTACGGGGCTTTCGGGACTCGCGATGTCGATGGGAATGCCTTTAATTTCGCCGGGGATGACACAAATTTATACAACCTTCAGGCTGGTGTATGGACGGACGTAAGCGGTGCGACATACGCTACCCCTAGCGATGGGTTTTGGAGATTTACGCAGTATGGACGTAACGTCATGGCGACGAATTACGGAAACGCCATACAAAACTGGCTGATGGGTACGAGTTCGGCTTTTGCTAATTTGGGAGGCTCACCCCCGAAGGCACGTTATATCACCACGGTCAAGGATTTTGTGCTTCTGGGGAACATAGACGATGCTGTAGATGGCGCTGTGCCTAACCGTATTCATTGGTCGGCTTTGGGCGACCCTACGGACTGGACACCGGACGCTGCTACGCAATCCGACTTCCGAAACCTCGATGCCTCTAAGGGATGGGTGACACAGGTTGTCGGTGGTGAATATTTTACGGTATTTCAGGAGCGGGCTATTTCTCGCGGGAGTTATGTCGGCTCCCCGATAGTGTTTCAGGTTGACGAGGTAGAAAGCGGCAGGGGTACTCAAGCACAGGGAAGCGTTGCAAAATTCGGTAATCTTTTGCCGTATTTAGGTCTTGACGGGTTTTATATTCACAACGGGCAATCCTCGGAGCCTATCGGGGCGGGTAAGGTAGACAAGACATTCTACGCTGATTTAGACCAGAATTATTACTACAGAATCACGTCCATTATCGACCCGATTAATAAATTATACATGATGGCCTATCCCGGCGCGGGTAATACCGCTGGGCGACCTAACAAGATAATGATTTTCAATTTCTCGCCTAATGCAAGAAAGAGGTGGGCTTATGCGGAGGTTGATACCGACGTTATATTTCCGTTTGTATCTCCGGGTTATACGCTTGATGAACTGGATGCGTTCGGTAACATGGACACTCTGGCTTTCTCTTTAGACAGTCGGGTGTGGACGGGTAATTCCTCTATTCTGGCGGCGTTCAACTCAAATAAGAAACTCGCTACGTTTACCGGCGATGCCTTAAGTGCTATTCTGCAAACCGGAGAGGTGAATTTGCTCGCGGGCTACCGTGCGCTTGTTACATTGCTCAAGCCCCTTATTACGGGGGCCAGTGCGGCTGTGACAATGAACACGATAACCCGAAACACACGGCAGGAAAGCCAGACGGTGAGTTCGCCTATTTCCCTTAATGGAACGGGGAACGCGCCTTGCAGAAGTAATGCGTTTTATCACGGCTTCCGGGCGAATATATCCGGCGGGTTTGATGAAGCGCAGGGGATTATTATACCGGATGAGTCAATTTCACGGCAGGGGATGTGATGAGTGACTTTGAGGGCGTACCCCCGCACATGGCCGACACTAACGAATGGTGCAGGCGCATTGCTTTGATATTGAACCGGACGCTCACCGGGAAGATGAACTGCACGGGTACGGTTACGCTGACGGCAAATGCCGCGAGTACGGTAGTCACACTGGCAAAAGGCCGGTTAGGGCAAAACACGGTTATAAAGTTCGACCCGCTCACGGCTAATGCGGCGGCGGATTTATACGGCGGCGGGATGTACGTCACAACGGCCAATCGGGACGTTTTAGATAATCAGTTCACCATCACGCATCCTAACACTGCCGCAGTTGATAAATCCTTTCGTTTTGCTCTCGTAGGCTGATGTTTACCGGGGTTACGCACGAACACATTGATGAGGTGTGGCCGGAAGTTTTGCCGTGGGTTGAGCAAGCGTGTGGAAGGATGCGGGGACGGTATGAATCGCCCCACATAAAAGAGCGTTTAATTAGTGGTGCAATGCAGCTTTGGGTTTACCGAAATGCACATGGCGTGGCAGCTATTTGTGTAACACACATTGAAACATATCCGACAGGAAAAAAATATTGCCGGATTTTCATTGGTACAGGACGGAAGCGCCGGGAGTGGCAGCAATACGTTTTCGTTATTGAGGCGTGGGCTAAATCTATTTTTTGCAATGGGTGTGAATCGTTCGCCCGCATCGGCTGGTGGCGGGCGTTCTTTAAATCAATTGGGTGGCAGCGCACTCATGAAATAATTGAAAAGGAGTTCTAGTATGGGATTTGGCGGCGGAGGCGGTGGTTCGACCACTTCAACAGTAACGAACAAGGCCGACCCTTGGGAGGGGATTCAGTCTTATCTGAAACAGGCCGCTGGTGACATTGGAAATCTATATGATTCGGGAAAATTACAATATGAGTATTTTCCCGGTTCAACCATAGCACCGCAGTCACAGGCCACAAAGGATGCGCTGCAAAAGCAGATTGACCTAGGAATGAACGGCTCTGCTTTGACGAATCAGGCCAAAGATTTCACATCGGGAATACTAGCCGGGAACGACTTAAACCCAGACAGCAATCCGTATCTTAAAAACTACGTTGACCAAGCCATGAATCAAGTCAAGGGCAAGGTGAACAGCACCTTTGCCAGCGGTGGAACAGGGGCTTACGGTAGTGGTATTAATACGCAAGTTCTAGGCAAGGAGCTAGGCAACACCGCCGGGAATATTTACGGGCAGGCTTATCAACAAGGAAAGCAGAACCAGCTTGCGGCAGCAGATTTGACTAACAAATTCGCCGGTCAGGACTTCCTTAACCTTGGGCAGCTTCAGTCCGCCGGCGCAGCGCAAGACCAATACGGCCAGAGCCAGCTAAACGAGCAAATCAACAAGTTTAATTTTGACCAGCAATCACCGACCAACGCCTTGAAGAATTTCATCGGGCTACTTAACCAAACCGGCGGGCAATATGGACAGAGCCAAGGCACTACCGCACAGCCTTATTACGGTGGCGGTAGCGGTGTAAATGCTCTTGGTCTGCTGGGAAGCCTAGGCGGTAGCTTCTTCGGGCCATTTGGTAGTGCTGCTGGCGGCGCAGCAGGAAACTGGCTAAGTGGATTATTCAGCTAGTAGCACTGCACGTTAGTCCATATGCCGGTTTTGTGCGCGATACACTGCACAGGAGGCTGGGCGATAGGAGCATAATTGTTTGGCTGGTAGCCGTTGTTTATAAGCACGGCATCTGCCAGAACGTTTTTCGGATAAGGCGAAGGCTGGTTAGCTTGAAGCAAGGCATTACCAAAATTCTGCATAGCGTTCGGCTGACCATAAGGCTGCGGAGCGCAGGCACAGACTAAAAATATGAGCGGTAAAAATCGCATAGTTCATAATTAAAACATTATTAACGTTTATTGTCAATGGGGATTGATAGATGCCTGGATTTATGGATATATTACAGCAGCTTTTAGGCGGCAATCAGCAGGGCTTAGGCGCATTAGGAGGCCAGCAGGGCATGATGCAGCCCCAGCAAGGCATGATGGCGCAGCAGCAGTCAAACCCCCTGCGCGACCTATCTCTAGGGCTTTTGAAGGCCAATCAGCCGTCACCGTATAAAAAGGGATGGTCAGGGCTTTTGGGAGAGGCGGTATTAAACGCAGATGAAATGGGGCAGAAAAGGCAGCAAGACCAGTTACAGCAGCTTATGTTACAGGCTAAATTGCGCCAGTCAATGCAGCCGGATTTACCGCAGGGCTACCGCATGAACCCACAGACAGGACAAGCAGAGCTTGTACCGGGTGTTGACCCTTCTTTTGGTAAGAAGTCAGACCCCTTTGCCAGCCTGATAGCTGGAGCCTATGGGCCGCAAAAGCCCCCTACAGGCTATCAATATAGCCCTGATGGAAATTTAACAGCAATACCGGGCGGCCCTGATGACCCTAATTCCCCCAAGCGATTCACTCCCGAACAAGCGGGTAAAGTGAGCATGAATCAAAACGCCCTTGATGCCGTAAAGAAGGCAAGGGATATGATGTTAGGTGAGGATGGGAAGGTTGATACTAAGAAACTGCTTTCCGCTCAAATGAATCTTCCTAATACTGAGGGAAGGCAAATAAGAAACCTCATGAAAAACGCTATTGAAGCGCAGCTTCGCTTAGAATCTGGGGCTGCTGTTCCCGAAACGGAAGTAGAGAGGGCTTTAGATAGATTTTTACCGTCTGTTCTCGACTCTGAACCAACAAAATTACAAAAATTTCAACAACTAGAGAATCTCTTAAGCGGTGGATTAGGGGCTATGGGTGTTGCGCCAAATCAACCAGCAACGGCATCTAAGCCGGTTAATTTAACAAAAACCGTCGGCGGGAAAACCTACATTCAAGTAAACGGCGAGTGGTACGAGCAATGAAGAAAGTAACTGACCCGGCGCTGCTACATCAATTAGGTGGGTTTGACGAAGGTGCGGCTATGCGGGAATTATACCCAGATGAAACTCCGGTTAGGAACAAGGTGAGTGACCCCGCTATTCTCGCACAATTAAACGGCGAGAAGAATCAGCCAAAAATAGGTATGGGCGAAACCCTCCGTGATAATGCCCTACAAGGCGCTACGTTTGGCCTCGGAAACAGAGCGCAGGCAGGGCTTGCCGGACTAATACAAAGCGGAATAACCGGCCAGACTTTATCTGAAACATACAAGCAAGCAAGAGAAGTTGGTAGCCAGCGCATGAAAGCTGGCATGGAAGAAAACCCCGGCACAGCGATTGTTGCCAATATTTTAGGAGCATTGGGAACAGGTGGACTCGCAGCAGGAACAAAAGCAGGAGCCGCTCTTGGCGGTAGCCTTCGGTCTGGCGGTTTGGGGGCGCGTGCTCTCAAGGGTGCAGCTTCAGGTGCAGCATCCGGCGCGGCTTATGGCGCGGGTACTGCCGACTACGGAAAGTCGGGAGAAGGCGCTATCCAAGGCGGCATTTTTGGTGGCGCTATTGGCGGGGCTGCTCCCCTTGCTGGTGCTGCGTATCGTGGGGTAAGGGGCGCACTATCAAAATCAGTGCCGGGGGTAAAAAATCTAGTTCTCCCGCCTGAGCCAAGGAAATTTGCAGAACAAAAGGTTTTACAGAGATTGTCTGACGACAACATGACTATTGGAGGGCTGTCCTCTAGGTTACAAAAATCTCCCAGCGGTTCCGCTATTGTAGATGTCGGCAGGACAAACATAGAACGGCTTGGTGAGTCAGCGGCTAATATTCCAGGGAGCGGGGCGAATACGGCTGGAAGATTTATTGCTCAACGCGCATCGGAAGCATCAAAACGAATAAAGGGAGATATTAGCCAGTATGTCGGCAGGGGGGATTTGTCCACCGTAGCGGATGACATTATGAAGAAGGGCGAAGAATTGGCCTCACCTTTGTATGAAAAGGCATTTACATCAAATAAAGATATAAGCTCGCCTGTTGTCAACAGGATACTAAAGACGGATGCCGGTAAAAAGGCTCTCTCGTACGCAGCGCAGAGAATGAATAATAAAATGGCGCTAATGGGAGTTCCGGATAAAGAGTTGGCGGAGCAAGCAAAACTAGCTGGTACATACGCATCTGGCGGAATATCGCGGGGATTAAAACTCAGAACCCTTGATTACGTTAAGCAAGGTCTTGATGACCAAGTTGGGGCGCTATACCGAGCGGGCGAGAAGGGCGCGGGGAACGATATTAGAAACCTCGCCCGTGGTCTAAGAAACGAATTAGATAATCTTGATGTATCCGGTGCGTATAAAGAAGCTCGTAACGTGTGGGCTGGCACTATGCAGGGGCAAGAGGCTCTGGAATCCGGCAGAAATTTCCTTAAATTCGACACCCCGGAATTGAGAAAATTCTACTCAGGAATGGGGGTTGCGGAGAAAGAGCTTTTTCGTGTTGGTGTTGCCCAGAAACTTAGGGATGCCGTGAATAACACGCCTGACCGTGGCAATATAGCCAAAAATATATTCGGCAGGCAGGAGTACAGGGATAAATTACAATCCGTATTGGAACATGGGGAATTTGGCAAACTTCGAGCATCGCTTATGCGAGAAGATAAGATGCATCTATTGCATAACAGATTAATCGGCAACAGCCGAACCCTGCTGAGACAAGAGGAAATAGCCGACCTTATGAAAGACCCCAGCGAACTTGTGGCGGCTGTTGGCAGCGGGGGAAAATCCCTTGGCCTAAAGGCGGCAAAAAATTACATAGTCAATCGCTATCAGGGGATAAACAGGGAAACGGCAGGGGAAATTGCCAACATTCTGTTTGAACGCTCACCTGACAAGCAAAGACAAATAATCCAAAGGCTTCAAAACAGAGCATTAGCCGGAAGCAAGCAGGATATGCGAGCCTATGTCCTGTTAAATAATATTTCCCCAAACAAAAATTCCATACCGCTCATCCCCGGTAACATAGCCGGGATGCTGGCACAATAATTTCATCACAGAGGTAACACATGGGAATAGATACATACTCCACAACCGCTGCAAGTAACACCGCGCTTTTCCCTGAGAACATGAACCCCTCAGCGGTGAACGACGGGATGCGTCAGGTACAGGCTGACATCAGGGCGGATTTTCAGGATGCGGAATGGAAAAACTGGGGTTATACCCATGTTTATGTCGGTGCGACACAGTTCAAGATTGCCGGTACTGACGTAACCTCGACTTACACCGTAGGACGCAGGGTTAAACTTGTCGCCGCCACTCCCGGCACGATTTACGGAAAAATCACCGTCAGTTCATTTTCGACTGATACGACTATAACGATTGCATGGGATAGCGGCTCACTTAGTAACGAAGCCATAACTTCGGTTTCTCTCGCTACTGTAAAAGGAGCGTCTACCGGGCGTTCGGTTGACCTTGACGCGGTGACGTTTTACGGAACGGCTGTTGCTTCAGCTACCACGATAAATCTTGATTCCGCGACGGGCGATTATGTACATGTCACGGGAACGACGACCATTGAGGCTGTCACGCTCGCTTCCGGCAGGGAGAGAAAAGTAGTTTTTGATGACGCGCTAACCCTTACGCATAACGCTACGTCCCTGATTCTCCCCAGCGGCACTAATATCACCACGGCGGCGGGAGACGTTGCTGTATTCAGGGGCGAGGGTTCGGGAAATACCCGTTGCATTTCATATACTAAAGCAAGCGGTTTACCAGTTATCACCACCACTATTCCCTTTACAGCAGCCAGTGCATCAGGCGCGGCTTCGCTTGAATTTGCCGAGGATACGGATAATGGAAGCAATAAAATCACTCTAAAGGCTCCGGCGGCGGTTACGAGTGATGTAGACGTTACATTCCCGGATAAGACCGGCACGATTGCCATGACTTCCGACTTATTAACCCTGGGAACTGCTCAGGCTACAACTTCCGGCTCGGCAATAAACTTTACCGGCATCCCGGCGGGGGTTAAGGAGATAAAAGTAGTTCTCAACGGGGTAAGCAGAAGCGGGGCATCGCCTCTTTTAGTCCAGATAGGTGATTCCGGCGGCATAGAAAACACCGGCTACGAAAGCAGCGCAGCGCGGGCTTCGGCATCGGAAACCCCGGTTACTTCAACAGCGGGATATGTTCTCGATTCTGGCACGGGTGTGGACGGGGTTACATTCAATGGAATTGTGACATTGGTTAATGTATCGGGGAATATATGGGTGGCTTCCGGCTCTATAGGTGAATACAGCAGCGGCTACGCTTATGCGTCTGGAGGCACGAAAACCCTTTCCGCTACTTTGGACAGAGTTACACTTACTATGGCAAGCGGTTCATTCGATGCCGGTTCTATGAATATTACATACCAATAGCTATGACCCTCCTATTCAACGACCGCGTAAGGGAAACAGCGACAGCACCGGGAACGGGAGTTGTTACCTTATTAGGCGCTGAAACCGGATTTGAAACCTTTCTCGATGGCATAGGAAACGGAAATACCTGTTATTACTGCATAGAGGCGGTTGACAGCGACGGGATACCAAACGGGGGATGGGAAGTTGGTTTAGGAACGATAGGGGCGGGGACACTTACTAGGGATACGGTTTATCAATCCAGCAACGGTGACGCAGCGGTAGATTTCGGCGGCGCTGTAGTTATATTTTGCACCATCCCCGCTGAATTTATTTCCAGCGTTGTAGTCGGCCCCGCATCTTCTACTGACAACGCCATCGCCCGTTATGATGGAACAACCGGCAAGCTGATTCAAAACAGCGCGGCCACGGTAGATGACACCGGAAACTTCACGGCGGGCACGTATAACGGCAATACGATTGGTGTGGGTTCGACCTCTGGTACGAACACGGGTGACCAGACATCTATTGTTGGCATTACCGGAACCAAGGCCGAGTTTGACACAGCGGTCACGGATGGAGACTTTCTCTATGTCGGGGATGTAACTCAATACACTGATGAAATGGCTCAAGACGCAGTAGGGGGCATACTTGCTGACTCTACTGAGATAGACTTTACCTACAACGATGCAACACCGTCCATCACCGCCTCGATAGTTGCTGGCAGCATTGACGAAACGAAACTTGATACTTCCGTAAACGCAAGTCTAGACCTTGCTGATTCTGCCACACAGCCGGGTGATGCAGCGACAACGCTTAATGTTTCAGCAACAGACCGCTTGCTTGGCAGAGACACTGCCGGAGCCGGTGCGGTAGAGGAGCTAACTGTTGGTGGGGGTGTAGAATTTACTGGCTCTGGCAGCATACAACGTTCTGCTATATCTGGTGATGTAGTTATTGCGGCTGGTTCAGGCACTGCGGCAATAGGTACAGGCGTTATAGTAAATGCCGATATAAATGCATCTGCTGCCATCGCTCTTTCAAAATTAGCAACACAAGCAGCTAACTCAATAGTTGCTAACGCCACCACCGGGGCCGCTGTTCCTACAGCAGTTTCCATAGCAGCCTCTCGTCTTGTCGGGCGTGATGCCTCAGGCAACATTACCGGACAGACAGTCGGGGGTGGTATAGAATTTACTACGGGCGGTATTCAACGTTCGGCTCTAACCGGGGACGTTACGGCCTCAGCCGGTAGCAACACCACAGCGATAGGTGCCGGGGTCATAGTCAATGCTGATATAAACGCCTCGGCAGCGATTGATGCCACGAAAATTGCCAACGGTACTGTTTCCAGTACCGAATTTCAGTTTTTAGATGGCGTTACCTCGGCCATTCAAACGCAGCTCGACGGCAAGCAGGCTACAGGCAGCTACATTACAGCCCTTACGGGTGATGTTACGGCAAGCGGTCCAGGTTCGGTAGCGGCCACCATTGCGAATGACGCAGTAACGTTTGCTAAATTCCAAAATATTGCCGCCTCGCGCCTTTTAGGTAGAACTTCTGTCGGATCAGGCAATACGGAAGAAATATCAGTAAATTCGCCTCTCGTGCTGCAAATTGGAGCGTTGAGTCTTGACACAGTGCCGGTGACCAAAGGAGGAACAGGGCAGGTATCATATACCAACGGCCAGCTTCTAATCGGCAACACCACTGGAAATACTCTAACCAAGGCGACACTTACCGAAGGCGAAGGCATTGACGTTACCAATGGTGCTGGTTCAATCACCATCGCCGGAGAAGATGCCAGTTCCAGCAATAAAGGCATCGCCAGTTTCGATGATGATTATTTCACTGTAACTTCTGGCGCGGTAAGCACCAAAACAGCATCAATCCACCCCGGATATTCTTCCTCCCGCTATTATTGCCCGTTTAACACAGGCGACCAGAGATTTACTACCGTTGTTCTTGCTGCTGGCATTGTGCTTTATGTACTCCATGAAATAAAAACGCCAGTTACTTTAGATAAGCTTTCCATCGAGGTAACAACTGCGGCGGTGGGAGCCACGAACCTTGCAAGACTAGCTTTCTATTCCGCTTCAAGCGGATACCCTGCAACCAGATTAATAGACGCTGGAACAGTGGATATTTCTGGAACAGGTGTAAAGGAAATTACTGGTCTTTCTACGGCTTTAGAGCCGGGTTGGTATTATGCAGCAATTCTACCAAGCGATATTGTAACAGTCCGTGGGTACGGAAGCACTACGATTGGCGGGGATAATTTCTCTATAATCGGCACGACTACTTTCCAAGGCCGCTCACCGGCTATATTTCAAATTCAGGCATACGCCTCAGGTATGCCATCAAGCGCAAGCGGAAGCGAAGCACTCAACACCGCAAACCCCGACATCAGTTTTAGGTTATAGATATGGTAGCAGAATCATTTATAAAAGTTCCAGTCAATCCCTTTGGAAAGCATGAGAGTTATTCCAAAGACGGCAAGGTGAAGGTCGCCTACACCGGCAACTTGCAAGACAATAAGGACGGTAGGATAAACCGCCTAAAAGAGGATTGCTACAAAGCCATACAAAGCAAGTATCCTTGGTGGAAACAAACCGATGCGTCAATGACGCTTGCCCTCTATGTGCTGGATTTATTTAATACCGTTCAAGGGGACTTGAGCAGCATAAGTAAAAGTGACACACCGCAGCCGCCAACGGAGGCGATAGAAATTTGCAAGACCATAAAAACCTATATGACTCTTTGTAATCAGTACGAGACACAAATTAACGCATGTCAGACATTAGAGGCTGTGTGGGATGTCCACATAGATTTCAGCGATGTCTAGAGCGTGGTTCATCCCCCTCGGTGCTATTCTCTACCGCCTGCGTGGAAGCGCAGGACCGGGAGGCTGGTTTGAAAAGCTGTTCGGATTCGCAATAGGGACGTTCCTAGGGCGGTTTCTCTGGTGCGTGCCTGTTGCCTACCTGCTGGCCGAAACATGGCTACAATTCGCTCTCTATGCGATTCTGGCTTATATCGGGGTTATGTTCGGGTATTGGGGTGGGCAGTTTGACCTTTCCCTACCCAAAAACCGTCATTTAAACAATTACCTCATATTAACAGTCAGGGGTGGATTTATACCCCTTCCACTGGCAATGGCCACTGGGGCATGGTGGTCGGTGGCGGGTGGGATGCTGTTTGTACCGTGTTACCTCCTTGGCGGGGTTATCAGCAGATACGCAAAGCTCCCGTTATTGCATGGACATACTGAATGGGGTGAGGCGCTTTTGGCAGCTTGTATTGTGGGGGGGATTATTTTATGAACGAGCGCAACCGGCATTACGACAAGAGCCTTATCGGAAGATTCTGGCATGAATCTAAATTCATTGTTCACGTTATCATTCTTGTGGCATCTGTCTCAGCCTCCGCTGGTATAGCGTGGCAAGTATTCGCTGGTGATGTGGAAAAAATAAAGGAGCAAAGCGAAGAACATGGAAAGAACTTGGAAAAGCTGAATAATATTGTCATCGAGCAGGCCGTACTTAATGGCCGCATAGACGAGAACCTGAAGGCAATTAAAGAGAACATTCAAGAGATTAAGAGAAACACGCGATGACACTGGCAAAACTATACCGCGGCCCATCTTCCGATAAAGGCACTTTCGGGATGCTTTGCTTAGGAGATATGCCGCTCTGCGTTACTTGCGAGGATCCTTGGAATGACAATGCGAGGGAAATATCCTGTGTCCCTGCTGGTACTTACGCCTTTCATAAATTCGATGGGAAACGCTTTAGAGATGTCTGGGAGCTTACGAACGTTCCCGACCGCAGCGCTATTCTTATCCATGCCGGAAATACCATAGATGATACCCACGGATGCATCTTAGTAGGCCGAGCATTTCATCATTTAGGAAATCTGCCAAGCGTCATGCAATCGCAGGAAGCCATGCAGATGCTTCGGGAACAGTTACCCGATGAAGGCGTTATCGAGATTATCAACCCACCATAGGAGATTTTATGGAAATACTACCATGGCTTTTATCTACTGAGTACGGCCCGTACCTCTTGGCGTTCCTGACCGTCTTAGGCGCTTTGGTCACGGCTGCTTCGGCGATTGTGCCTTTCACCACCACCACGAAAGATGATGAATTTGTCGGCAAGGTGAAAGCCCTGCTGGCGAAGTTCTCCGTGTTTCAGCCTAAAGCATAATGCCAACCGGCGTTTACCTTGCTATCGGCTTTGTCGTCCTTCTGGCTGCTGTGGTATTTGTCTCCCGTAAATGGGGCAAATCATCGGCCAAGGCCGACATTGCCGGTGAAGCCGCCAAGCGACAGGCAAAACTTATGGAGGTTTCCAATGCGATTGAGCGCGAAGTTGATGCTATGCCCATTGCTGATGCTCGCCGCGAGTTGTACCGCGACGCCACAGAATGATTTTTGCCTGATAGCCAAGGACATTCGCATTAGCAAGCGCGATGTTCTAACGGATGCTACTGTGCTTAAGATATTAGAGCATCGGCGGAAAGGTCAGGAATTATGCGGCTGGTAGCCATTCTTCTACTGCTCTCCGCCTGTGCTCCTATGCCCGATGCTTTGACCGACTGGCATTGCGTTTGGGCAGATACAAACAGGGATTGTGCTATTATCAGCGTACCGTAGTATCCTGCAACGGCTGCTCCGTCACCTCATGCGGGAACATATCCCAAAACACATCCCGCTTGTAGAGCAGCGCGGCGAGGATTATCAGCGCCAGGATGATGAGCAGGGGTTTCATGTCTTAGCCGAGCGGAGATTACTGAGCAGCTTATCTGGTTGGGTCATGCTTTTAACCTAAATCTATTCCATGAATCTATACCCGCAGTACGAGCAATTTCTTCTGTATGTCCGGCAGGATGTAATGAATGCCCACATGAATAACACTTAGCATTCGCCTGATATTTTAAGCCAGGGTACCTTTCAACGCCATCTGGCATTACTATTTCTAAACCAACATCTTTGCTATGGCAAACGGGGCAATTCTTCATTTCTGGATTATTGATTGAATTATCGGCCATCGTTTAACTCCTTAGCTTCCCATTGAGCGTAGGCTACGGCAACTTCCGGCGCATCAAGAACGTCTAGAAGCCACCACCCGGTGAACTTCACGCGATAAAGTCGCCAAATCTCTTTAATCAGCTTTTTCATCGGCATCCTTATTGTTCGTCCAGTTTGGTTGTATTTTGCTTTTTCTCTTTATCCCCTGTTTTTGCTTTAGATGGTGTGTGCAAAGCTCATTTCCCCAGTATGTTTTAAATTCACATTGGGTTCCGTATATAGTCTTGGCTATACATCTTTTCCTTTCCATCTCCGCTAATCACTTTCTCGTTATAATGGTGGGAGCCGATAAAGGGTATTCACCATAGCTCTATCCCCGCCTTCGCCGTATTGGTTCTATGTATTCCCATACGATCTACTCTATTTCACCGGCTCGGCTCCCATACTGGATATTATCTTGGTTAATCTTAGCGAATAGCGGGCTGCATTCGTAAACGATAGGTCTGCATAGTCACTATCGCTGTACCCATGTCGTCTAGCCTCGGCTGGAAGTCCCCTATGCGGGAGCCAGCAACTTCAACTAGAACCTTCAGACACAGCAGCTTCTAAGGTCTATGATCTCGGTATGCCGAGCCACCGCTATTCGCTAAGACAAACTCCTTTCGATAAATACTTTAGTTGGGTATGTAGACGGGTTTCCCCGCCTTAATATCCGCAAGAGCCGCTTCGCCTTTATCAGTCAAGACGCAACGTGACTTGTGAATTGGATTGTGCGGCGGTGAATCATATACAAAGCCCCACTTCTCCAGCTTCGCAAACATTGCTGGTGCAAGCTCCCAATGACAACCTTTATACATTCCGTTTTCACATGACTTCGGGTATGTCATAGCCTTGCGTAATTTCTTACCCATGATCTGACCGCTAGAAACTAGCTTGACAGGGCTTGGCTTATCATCCTTGGCGCATGAAGCGCACGACCTAGGGAAGCCATCACCTTCACCGAGATATTCACCGCAATACTGACAGTCATCACCGTTCAATATGTATTCTGCATATTCACCCATAATTATCTCCTTTCTGTTATCACGAGGTTATTTAGGTTGTTCATTCGTTCTGCGTATTGTCAGCACGACACCGCCGTTACTTGGAGTTTCATGAATTTCATAGGAAGAAATATCATCGTACACCTGACCATACCAAGATTGAGATAGGGCGACCGACCCATTCTCCCCCACGAAATGAAGAAGGAGCGCCACAGCCTTATGGAAATTGTCTTTGTTCATTTTTGCTAAGTCTGTCATATCATCCGTCTTTTCAGTGTTCTACAAAATCACATTTTATTTCATCCAGCTTGAAGGCCAAATCGGTGCGCCCTTCCTTACGAAATATGGCGGCAGCCTCGTCAAGCGTATATTTAGCAACTTGCAGGGGTATTCTATAATCCGCCGATGAGCCAACATAATCCCCATTTTTCCTAGACCGACTATGTAATTCCTTCCGCAAATCTTCGGTGGATATGTCGCAAAGCACATCCTCAGCATCTACATGAACACTAACGTATGGCATATCATCCTCTCAAACTCGGTTTCAGTGTTATTTTAGATACGCCGATTGCAGGCTCTCGATACTATCGAGGACGCTCTTAATTACGGCGGGGCTAACCTTATGCTTCGTAGGG